AAAAAAAAATTTAGACTACTGTAAAAGCTCCTTTTTCGATTCTGTAATGGATTTTAGCCTTTCTAACTATTTTGCCTTTTGAGGGATTGAGCCTTTGAGGCTTTTAGCCTGCCATAGGGGGGGGGGTCGAAACCACGCAACATACAAAGCACGATGCACGCTACAGATAGAGCTTTAGAGCCTTAGAGCCTATAAAGCAAAAGAGTGTGTTCCATTAACTAGAACACACCCCTGAAGGGAGAGGCTAGAGGTTATTGCTGCCTGCCTAGAATGATGTCGCGTGCTTTCCGCTCTAAGCTACAGGCTTCACTGCGAAGTTGTAACGCCTTGTCTGCCAGTCTAATTGCTTGCGTTAGCTTTTCAGAGGGAAGTTGCTCGGCAAGCTGCTTTGCAAGCTGCTTTGCAATTTCTTTCGCTACTAAGGCGATTATGCGCTTTTCGTCAAAGTTTAACATAGTTTTGCTTTCTCTTTTAAGGCTCTGAGCCTCCCGGATTGGCTCTTACATCCCTTTGTGTATCAGCGCAACAACCTTGCTGCGCTCTGGCACTTTGCCGTCTTCTAACCAGCCCATCGCATCGCAAAGCGATTGCAGCTTGCCGTTCGCAACTAGCTTGTCATATTTCTCGTTTGCGACCTTATAGGCCGCCGCCGCCGCAGGGGAAGGCGCATAGGCTCTGACGTTGCTAATTGCCACTCCTTGCGCCTTATAGGCGGCGATGAGCTTATCAGCCGTCTCCTTGCTATAGTCAACTTCTCGCGTTCCTCCCATCGCTTTTTCGATCTTTCCATTGATGCGATGATATAGGTCATGCTTTGCCGCCATAAGAATAGCGGCATCTGGATCAATGCTCAATTCAGCCGTGAAGCTGATGCTTCCAAACGTTGTTTCGATTTTTGCTTGCTTCATTTGCTTTCTCTTTCTGTTTCTGGCTTAGTGCCAGAGCTAAGTTATAGCCTAGCCTTTGCGCCGTGCTCGCCAGCGCATGGGGCTAAGCTATAACAAGCCAATTTCGTTATTATGAATATCCGCTTTGCCTTTCTCTGCAATGCCGTGCATGTCTGGCCAATTAGACCGTAATGGCAGCTTGCTAAAGTCTAGCCATATTCGCTTTGCGCGGCTCGCTTGGCTAGGGAAGCCGATATAGGCGATTCTTCGCCCCGTTCGCTTATCGTATAAAATAGACCATCGCATATTGCTTGCTTTCTGCCTCGCTTGGCTTTTGGCCTTGCTGTCAGGCTGGCGCTATCTTCCCTCATTCCCTCGCAAGAGGCAAGGGGTAATTCTATCTTTATTTGCTCTGCTGACAGCCTTTTGGCACACCGTTTGCTTTGCCAGCAATCTTCATGCCATTGACCGCTTGCGCCCAGCTTGGCAAGCCGTGTGCTGCGCAGCATCGTCTATGCCAGGCGACTCCCGCTTGTCCCCTTGCGCGTCACGCCCACGCATCCGCGCACCCGCCTACGCGTCACGCGTGCGACTCCCATTGGCTCGCCTCGGCTTCAGCCGACCCACCCCCGGCAGTCCCCACCCCACGGTGGTCTTTTATAGGCAGGGAAGCCTCTCCCCCAACCGCACCAAAAATTTCAACTTGACCTAGACTCGCTGGAACGGAATCTCTTTAGAGGGGCTGGCGGGAAGGTGATAAAGTAGCGGGGAAAATGAGTATAAGAGATAAAGAGAAAGTGAGAGAAGGAGAGAGGGAGGGGTTGCCCGCTGAAGTGCTGGCGCACTTGCTGAAGCAACCGCTTTGCCTGCTTCGCAATAAAGAGTCTGTTCCAGTAGCTGGAATAGACTCACAACGACGCCATGCGCCGGGAGTATCGTCCCTCGTGACTTAACGTGAACGAGACGAACACACAGCTCTACGAGAACAGCCCGCTTCGCGGGATGTTTGAAGAGACGGAGGAAAGGCCGCAGGATTTCTTTAATCCGACGGAGCCGAATCTGGCAATACTCCACGAGCGCCCAGAGCACCGGATGATCTTGTGGTTGAAAGCTAGAGGGCACAGCAACAAGGAGATCGCTCTCGCGACGAACTACACTGAGCCGTGGATCTCGCAGGTCTTGCGTCAGCCGTGGGCACGTCGGCGCCTTGCAGACGAACTCGACGCAGCAGGAAAGGACGAACTCGCTGGTGTTATCGAAACCGCAGCGAAGGACAGTGTCTACAAACTCATCGAGCTACGTGACGACGAAAACGCACCGAAGAACGTTGTCGCGAATGTCTCACAGTATCTAGTTGATCGTTTTCTTGGAAAACCAAAACAATCCATCGAGCAAAAGGTAGGCTCCTTGGAGTCTCTGTCAAATGCCGAGCTTGAAACAATCGCGCGCAGCGGAACTGCTACTAAGACGTCGTAGCGTTCTCGCGTCGCTGAGTGAGTGGGCTCGCCTCTGTGGGTACGAGCCGGCGCGACACCATCGTCTTGTCATAGAAAAGCTTGAGGCGGTTGAACGAGGAGAAATACGTAAGCTAGCACTTTTCCTTCCACCAGGTTCGGCTAAGAGTACCTATACAAGTCGTCTTTTCCCTCCTTGGTACCTGGCCCGTAAAGCTGGTCGCTGCATTCTCGCTGCCTCGTACGCCCACACTCTCGCAGAGCAATTCGGTCGTTTCGGTCGCAACATCGTCAAGCAGCACAAGCTAACACTTGACATGGACCTTTGTGCGGATAGCCAGGCCGCAGGCGAGTGGTCCACGACTAACAACGGCATCTACTTCTGTGCCGGTGTCGGCGCCGGTATTGCCGGTCACCGCGCCGACCTTGGCCTTATCGACGACCCCATCGGTTCCCAGGAGGACGCAGACAGTAAGGTTGTTAGGGACAAGCAGTGGGACTGGTACTGCTCTGACTTCATTCCTCGTCTAAAGCCTGGTGGCGCAGTTATTCTTATTCAAACTCGTCGCCACGAGGAAGACCTAGCTGGTAGGCTGTTAGCTTCTGAACGTGGTGAGTGGGAAGTCGTTTCGTTACCTCTCATCGCGAAAGACAACGACCCTCTCGGACGGTCGCCTGGCGAGCTTCTATGGCCGGAGTGGTTCAACTCTGACCTTGTGCGGGAGGCACGAAAGAATGACCAGACTTTCTCTTCTCTTTACCAGCAAGACCCCACACCAGAGCAGGGTGACTTCTTCCATCGTGACTGGATCACAGACCACTTATACGATCCCGACGAACTTCCTTCCAACCTGCACATTTACACCGCAAGTGACCACGCTGTCTCCCTTGAGCAAGAGAGGGACCTTACCTGCATCGTCAGTGCAGGAGTTGACGAGCGGGGTGTTTTGTGGATACTGCCAGATGTTTGGTGGAAGAGAGCGAAGACGGACGAGGTTGTGGAGGCAATGCTTGAGGTGTGTCGTAGGCGTAAGCCACTAACGTGGTGGGCAGGACGTGACCACATCAGTAAAAGCATAGGTCCGTTTCTAGAGAAGCGGATGCGGGAGGAGGGTGTGTATGCTTACATCGAAGAGGTGTCGGCTACAGCAAAGAAGCGCGTTCGCGCACAGTCGATTCGTGGCCGTATGGCCCAGGGGCAGGTTCGCTTTCCACGGTTTGCTAAGTCATGGCTCCCTGACGCGATGCATGAGTTACTTACCTTCGACCACGGGACGCATGACGACTTTGTTGACACGATTGCACTCTTGGGTCTGGGCCTGGCTGATATGACAAAAGCGCGCCGATCGCAGGTGCCTTTTTTAGGCCAGTGGCCCCTGCCACAAGGTATCACGCTTGGGTGGATGAAGAAAAACGTTAAAGAGAGGGAGCTAGCTAGTAAGCTCCGCACTCGCGACTTCTAATGGACACACTCTCTTCTAACGTCTTTGAGCCACCCGAACGGGTGAAGTCGTCCGCTGAGAAGTGGGTCCAACGCATCAAGGACGCGAAGAAGTTTCACAAAGAGGCATACGCCAGGATGCGGGACAACATTAAGTTTGTTGCTGGCCTGCAATGGAACGGGCAGACAAGCGCGCATGACGACCGCTATACGGTTAATCTGACTCTTCGAATGGTAAACCAAAAGGGTGCGGTGCTGTATGCACGCGATCCTCAGGCCGAGTGGAAGCGACGTGAGCGCCTGGACTACGTCCTCTGGGGCGGCACGCAGGAGGAGCTTCTAGACGCAGCGCAGAGACTGATGCTGGACCCAACGGACGTAGAAGCATCTGCTTTGCTGAGTGATTATGAGCAAGGCTACGCTAACAAGAAGCTGGTAGAGCGAGTCGGAAAAACACTTACGTGCCTTCATACATGGAACACCGATCATCAGACCCCCGACTACAAATGTCAGATGAAGGACCTGGTGAACCGTGTGCTTATCTGTGGTGCTGCTTTTGCACGCGTTAGCGTTGTGCGGAACGCGGAGTCGCTGGTCGGAACCACAGACGCGTCGAAAGACAACCTTGTGGAGAGAGCGAAGCGGGCAAAGTCACTTGCTGCGCAGCTTGCAGACGGGACCATTGACCAGGACAGTGCGGAAGCAGAGCAGCTACGTACCTTAGTGCAGTCGCTTGGGTATGACTCTTCTGATAGTGAGATGCGAGAGCGGCTGGTGTTTGACTTCCCGGCCTCAACGTCTATCATACCTGATCCGAAGTGCAGGCGTCTGCGAGGCTTTATCGGTGCCAGGTGGGTGGCGGTAGAATATCTCCTACCGATCGAGGAAATCATTGAGTTTTTTGAGTTAAATGGCGAAGCCGTGCGGGGTAGCTTTACACAGTACGACGCCCAAGGACAGCCCTGCGAAGCGAGTGCGGATAAGAGCCAACCGCAACGTGGTGGCATGGCGCCTAATGCTGTTAGTGAAGACAGTCTCGGTTGCGTGTTTGAGGTCTTTGACAGCCGCACGAAGTGCCGCTTGTTCGTGCTTGACGGATACAACGACTACGTCGACCCTCCAGCACCGATAGAGCCTTCCCTACGTGGCTTCTATCCGCTTTTTGCTCTGACGTTCAACGCCGCTGAGATCGAACCTGGCCTTGTTAGCGTCTTCCCTCTATCAGACGTGGACGTCCTACGGAGTGTGCAAAAGGAGTGGAATCGCACCCGCGACGCCCTTCGGGAACACCGGAAGGCGAACCTGCCTAAATATGTTACCACTGCGGATCTTAGTGAAGAGGACATCAGCCGTATCGTCAACGGCGACCCGCATTGCGTTGTGCGTCTGGAAGGTGTGAAGCCCGGTGAGGACATCACAAAGTTGATAATGCCTCTCGGTGTTAAGGAGATCAATCCGACGCTGTACGACACTTCTGCCCTTGAGCAAGACATGCTTTTCTCTGTTGGTCTACAAGACGCCAACATGGGACAACCTTCACCGAAGGTAACCGCCACAGGTCAAACTATCGCGGAGCAGAGTAGGATGTCGACGGTGTCGTCTAACGTTGACGACCTTGACGATTTCAACGCGGCACTTAGTGAGGCTTGCGGTGAGCTAATGCTGAAGTCTTTCTCGTTGCAGACAGCAAAAGAGGTTGCTGGTCCAGGCGCGGCGCTACCTGAGTCTCCTGACGAGAGGAACTATTTCCTGCACGAAGTGTATCTAACAGTCAAGGCCGCGTCTAGCGGCCGCCCTAACAAGGCCGTTGAAATCTCCAACTTCGAGCGGATGGCACCTACGCTTTTGCAGTCGGGCGCTAGCCCACAGGCTGTTATCCGCGAAGCGGTAAAGCGCCTCGACGAACAGCTCGACGTTACCGAATTCTTTCCACCTCCAATGGCGCTTGCACCGCAACCACAACAACCTGCCCTCGCACCACCTCCGGTGGAGGGCGGACAACCCACACTAGTCCAAAATGGATCCCAACACTGAAACTCTCGACGCTAAACAAGAGACCACGACCCCGTCAGTCGAGGCAACTGCGACGCCGGTGGTGTCTACACCGGCAAGCACAACAGACGCTAAACCTACAGAAGCGCCAGCTTCTACGACGGCCCCGTCTCCGTCGGAAGGCGAACAGACAGCAGATAAGGTCATTAGTGAGTTATCTGCCAAGCTGTCGGCCCCGCCAGCCGAAGAAAAGAAAGACAGCGACGCACAGTCGCCACCTGTGCCACAACCCGCTAAGGCGGAGCAGACAGAAGAAAAGGTCGAAGACCTACCATTCCATGCGCACCCCCGTTGGCAGCAGAAGGTCGAAGAGGCAAGGACACTCCGTGAAGAGGTTGAGTCTCTAAAACCAATGGCTGAGCGGGTGGTGAAGTTGAACCAATACTGCGAAGCAAACAGCATCACTGATGCTCAGTTAAACGACGCCCTTGAGCTAACTGCTCTGCTGAACACAAACCCAGCAAAGGCGCTTGAGCGATTGACCCCGGTCATGCAGGTTTTACAGCAGTATGTCAACGGCGATGGCTTGCCCGAGGACCTGCAACAGGAGGTCAACGAAGGCAAGATCAGCCTAGAGCGTGCAAAGCAACTCAACAAGACACTCGCCCAACAAAAAGTCGAGGAGCAACGACGTCTGCGGTCTATCGAAACCGAACAGACTCGCTCTCGCAACTCGATGGTTGAAGCGGTGAATAGTTGGGATAAAGCGAAGCGCGCTACAAACCCAGACTTCAAGCCAAAGGTGAACGCAAGTGAGCCAGACGGCCTGTGGGAATTTGTGCAAAGTCGTTTCAACACCATGCTTCAAAGCGCGCAGGTAAAAACTCAGCAAGACGTTATCAGTCTTGCAGAGCAAGCGTATGAGAATGTAACAAAAGGTATTGGGCGCCTGACGCCAAGGCCTTCGGTCAGTCGTACCCTTACCTCTGTCGGTACCTCCACCACAGCACTTCCAGCACCCAAGACTCCTGACGATGTCATCAATCTTGTGGCGTCTGGTGGAAAGTACGTATAACATATGGCAACACTTACTACAATCGGTATGAGTGCTGCAGGTGACCTTGCAAACGCCCTTCTGACGTTCTACGTCAAAAACGGTCCGCTTATGCAAGCCTTGCAGGAGCGTCCACTACTGAAAATTCTGGACGCAAATAAAGAAACATTCCCAGGCGGTAAAGACTACATCTCTACCGCTGTGCAGGGAACTATGATGTCCGACACTACTGGCTTCTTCCAAGGCTACAGTGAGGACCAGTTGTTCGAGTTTGACCAAGCGGAGAACATCCGGCGAGCGCAGGTGGCTTGGTACGAGGTTGTCGCGAACCTTATTATCACCTGGACCGAACTCAAGAAGGATGGTATCACGGTGACTAACGATGGTTCTATGAAGAACCATAGTAACGCTGAGGCGGTGCGTATTGCAGGCGGGACGTTCAAGGCCCGCATTGCGGACTTTACCGAATCTTGGGCCATTAGCATGAACAATATGTTGTGGGGTGATGGGTCAGGCTCGAAACAAGTCCCTGGAATCACTGCGTTGCTGACCGACACACCCAACACCGGCACCACCGCTGGCCTTGTACGCTCTGACTACACGTGGTGGCGGCATCGTGCTTTCTTGACGGGCCTTGCTGAAAGCGCCAACACTGGCCCGGCGATCACGCCAAGCAGAACTGACCAAACGCTAACCCGTAAGCTCCGCTCTGAACTGCGTCAGCTCATGCGGTGGGGAGGTAGGCCTTCGGTGGCTTTGTGCGGTAGCGTCTTCCTCGACGCTCTTGCGGACGAGGTTCACGAGAAAGGCATCTACACCCAAGAGGGCTTCGTCAACAACGGGAAGAACGACATCGGCATGACCGACATCTCGATGAAGGGTCTTGGTACCTTCCGTTATGACCCGTGGCTCGACAGCAACAACCTTAGCTCTCGCTGCTACGTCATTGATCCTCGTCGCCTGCGGCTCCGTCCGATGGCGAACGAAGAAAACAAGGTCCTCGACCCAGAGCGACCCTACAACGCTGCGGTTTTCCTGCGCAGCATGACATGGACTGGTGGCCTCGAAGTCACTCAGCTTAACTGCCACGGTGTGTACGAAGTTGCGGTCTAAGAGAAAGGACACTAGCTAATGAAAAAGATGGTTCTCTTCCTCGCTGTGGCGGCGCTTGCAACGCAGGTGTTTGCCGAGCATCGTAGCATTTCATTCCTCAACGCTAAGTCGGTTACCGTCGGCACTAACGTGTTGTACGCTTCCTCCGACAACGTGTTGACGAACCTATCAGCAGTCTACGCAGGTGGCCTTGCTGTGAACGACACATACCTTGTATGGACTAACTGGCAAGGTGCCAGGGTCTGGGGCACAAACTCTTCAGGCACAAACTTTAACCTCTGTGGTGAGGTTGAGCTAGTTCTGCCTTCTGTGGTTTCCCAGCCGGCTGGTGGGACAAACCAAGCTTCTGGTATCACTCCTCACCCAGGTCCTTGGGTTGGAAATATCAGTGTAACCGTTGGCCCAGCACACGCTAGTGCTGTCGGCACTATCACCTTCGCACCTGTGTGGGACGGTGAGAATGAAGACAGCAGAACAGGCTCGCGCCTTGTGTTTACCATTACTCCTTCTGCGACAATTAACACAACCGTCGCCACTAACATCGACGCCTCGATGTTTGTGGGAGCGAAGGCACTTAGGTTGTTGGGCTATACCGTCGCTGACGGAATGGCCTACACGAACGTAGTTAAGGCGATTAAGTACAACTACTTCGTTCCGTGAACGATGCAACAGGTGGGGCCAAACGGCCCCACCTTCTCCCCACATACATGAAAACTGCAACAATACGTTTAAAACTCGACGAGCACAAGAACGATGTGCCGAAGCTCCTTGTCACCCCACCAGAGGCACAGCTTCTAGCTTGTCTTTTTAACAAGAAAGTGCAAGGTAGTGCAGTGACCGTCGTTGAGGAAACTGCTGACGTCGAACGCTCTCCTGCTTTTGAGCTTGCACGCTTGTCACATAAGTACCCGAGGAAGGTTGTCAACGCACTGTTTGGCTCTGCCAATCCTCGCTTTCCTGCGTCCTTCGAGGAGGCGTTAGCCTCTGTGACACAAGCTGTACCCGACAGCGAAACTCTAACTGGTCGAGAGGCCGTTACTTCTACGTAGTATGGCGACAAGAACTGCACTTTCAACTCTCGTCACAATGCTAAAGGGTGAGATCGGGGCGTCGACATCTGTCGGCTCTGGCACCGACGCAGAGTTGAAGGTGCAGTTGTCGAACAAGCAGAAGTTTCTAGCCGCTTTGCGGGATTGGAGTGAACTAACCTACACAGCGTCTGTGGACGTCTCCGGCGGTGTGCGGACAGCAGCGAAGCCGGCTATAAACTACAACCGCCCACTGAAAGTGGAGGCGCAGTATAACGGCACGTGGCGCGAGGTCGACTATGGCATAGGGGTAGACGAACTAAACACCTTCAACAGCGAGCTTCTTGAAGCGAGTGATCCGATACAGCGGTGGGCGCACTACACCCTTACGACGTTTGAAGTGTGGCCAGTGCCGCTGACAGCGCAGGTTGTTCGGTTTGTAGGGCAGAAGGTTCTCGATACTCTTGCAAGCGATACAGACCTCTGTAACCTTGACGATATGCTTTTGGTGTTGTCCGTTGCGGCGGACATCAAAGCAGCAGGTAACCGTCCTGACGCACAGCGTGCTGCTGCGTTAGCAGCTTCACTGTATGCTAGCTTATCCGCCTCTAGTCAACAACGTTACCGTACCTTCTCCCTTGTTCCAAGGGAGGTTCGTGAACGTGAAACCATCCTAATCGGTTCAAGTGCTGCACAATCAACATATATGTCCCATTCCGGCTCTGTCGCTCTGACAGTAGGTGAAGCCACTGGCTCGGTAGCGTACAACATTGGCTTCACTCCGACAAGCGTTAGAGCTACGGTTAGCCAACCGTCTGCCGGCCTTGTGATCGTTCCGTCCCCTGTGAAGACGTCACTGACGCTCTCAGGTTTTAACTACTCCCTTAGTGCCGCGCCTGATGCCGCCGGTTACTATCTTGAGTATGAGGTATCAAATTAGTTAGTTCCATTTCATGGAACACACCAAAAGGAAAGAAATGAAAAAGTGGTTGCTTGTTTTAGTTTTTGTAGGTTCGGTTGTTGCTACGCAAGCGCAGTATAAGGCTACGTTTGCGCCTTTTGTTAAAACGAATGCGCCTGGTTACCAACTAGAGGTTGACACTGACTTAATAACCGCCTGCTCTACGTGGAATGCGCCAACAAACTACGTAGAGCAGATGCAACAGCCGTTTGCTGTGACAGCAACGTCTGTCGGCCTTTTGTTGCAAACGACTCCAGCGTCTACTGCGACTAATGAACTATCCTTTTTGTTTCAAACCTCACTGGACAAGACGAATTGGACGTCACTGACAAATGTCACTTGGGCCATGACAAACGTCACAGAGCCTCAGTTTACTTCAACCGGCTTTGAGGTTGGTGAGGCTGGCTGGATTCGTTTGTATAACATTACAAACTACGGCGTAGCCATTGCAAGTAATATTTGGTTTCGTTACTCTTACAAATAATGAACGCCACACTGCGACTTGTTTTAGCGACTCTTCTTGCGTCGGGAAGCGTCTTCGCTCAGACTTTCCCGATTCGGAACGGCAAGTTGCAGTCGGACATGAATGCGAATAAGTTTAGCATTACGAACTTGGTGAGTTTGTTGGACACAAACGGTAATCCGATTGTTGGTGGTTCGATTACTATTACAACTAATGGAGTGTGGGAGTTGAATGACGTTGGTGATTGGCAACTAGTTGCTGGTGGAAGTGGAGGCGGTGGCACGAGCACGAACTACTATTTCTACTCTGGCTACAGTACCAATGCCACGCTCACAGATAATCAGGTGACGAATCTGTTGACCGGGGTGGCGACGAATACCTACGTGCGAGCGGCGCAGAATTACACGCCAGTGATGGAATACATTTACTGGTCCCACCCTATGTCTTGGGGAACGGCGGCTTTTTGGACGCCCCTTGGACAAGACACGGGTTTGATTCTTACCACTAACACGGCTCACGGTCTGCAATACCGAACCTATCGCACCCAGTACATTCTTGAAGGCAGTTACAGCGTTTCAGTTCAGTAAATTATGAAAACACGAATCTATATCCTGCTTGGTTGCATCTTCATTTCGTCGTCTGTGGTGGCTGATATAGCTGTTCTGTCAACAATCGGAACAGGTAGCACGAACATGACGTGGGCATTAGCCGACGCCAGTGAAATCAAGGGAACGCCTAAGCAGGTGGCAAATGCTCTGGCGCGAACGAACTTACCAGCCGCTCGACGAACGGAAGGAATGACCTGCTACCAGATAGATACCGCCACGGAATGGCGGCTCGTCGGCGGAACGAACAACTCGAATTGGCGGCAACAAGACTATGTCACGCCGGAAACTCTTAACTCTGCCGTGGCCACAAACAACTTTTCGTCCCTGACCTTGGGCGGAGTGGATCGGTATTCATGGCCTCTTGAATCAAAGTTGCAGGTTTATCCCATGTTACTGAATGATCCTGTGACCACGTCCAGACCGCAACGTTCATCGAGCATCGTCATCGTGTCCAATGGTGCGTTTAACACCTTTCCAGCCGCCGTCTACAATCCACAAACCTACTCCGTGCAGGCGTACTACCTCGACATGGTTTCCCACGCCTCGCCATACGCCAGCGTAAATCGAGCGGTATCCTACGACAACGGACACACATGGCAGACGCCGACTGTGGCGTTGGCCGATGGCGGAGTGTCCAACAACAGTTACATGTATTTTGCACCAATCCGCATGCCAGATGGCCGGCTGTTTGCTGCGGTGAGCTATTTATCTTCGACTAGTCATCCCTATGACCTAAGCATTGACGATTGGCATGTGGGGTATTCGTGGTCAACGAATGACGGGGTAAACTGGTCGCACCCGGTTGAGTTGACAAATCCAGTTGGCACGAACATCTACGGGACGAATACGTGGGGTGTTGCTTTGGGTTCTCTGCCGGTTTATAGCCAACGTGGTAAGCTGATTGTTCCTGCCTTTTTTTTCCGTCAAGCGGCTCCTGGAGTAGATCAAGGTGAGTGGTATCCTGGGGCATATACCTCGTCAGACTTTGGGTTGACGTGGACTTGGGCGCAGTGGAGCAATGAAAACATCTCAGAGGTTGCTGTTGTAGAAACCTTTGATAAGCGGCTGGTGGGGCTGTTCCGTTGGGAATCCACTACGATAGGCACGCGTACCAACAGACTATTCAGGGGAGTTTCATCCGACGACGGAGCAACTTGGAGTGCTCTCGCATCCGTTGACGTAAACCAATGCACTGGAACATTGCCACCCGCTGCTTTTACGGTGGTAGGAAATAAGTGGCTGCTGGCGACGCGAACGGACGCGAATAGCACTGGGCTTTTTCAATCGTACGATGAGGGGGCCACCTGGACGCAACTGTTCACGCAATATCCCATGTATTACAACGCCTTTCAGATGGGAACATTTGTTACTCTGGGCGGCGGGAAGTTGGGATTCGTTTATGGTGAATCCTCCCACGATCCGTATTTCACTCAAACGAATTCGAGCATCTTCTTTGACGTTTTGGATTCGAGCATCCCGACGCAGACAATCCCAGCCTCTACCAATATCAGCACTCCGTTTGCGGCTTATATGCAATCCAGTCTGGCTGGCAAGGCGAATGGGGAGATATGGGTTGATTCAGGCTATAACGGAGAGTCACTGACCAACGCTGCCGCTCCGCCAATGGTCCACTTAGACGGCAATCTGTGGTTCAACGGCACCAATCAAAATCTGGTGGCTCAAGACCCGGATTCTTGGAAGTTCCTTCACGACGGCAGCGAGTGGACAATCGTGATGCGCCTTTACCACGCAGGCACGGCAGGGAGCATGGACCCCATTTTGGATACCTGTAACTACGCCAACACGAATGCCGGAATCCATATTGCACGATCCTACGGCCCAAACTATCTTTGTCTCAGCGTCTCTGATGGCGCAGGGCATTGGCTTGTGAACGAATGCTTGGTCAGTCTCCCAGTGGATCAATGGACTACGATCGCCGTGAGTTGTTCGACAGATTTCGTGTACACCAATCCAGCCGCTATCTATAGAGTTTACAGGACATACGTGGACGGCAATCCCTACTATACGCACTTCACTAACGGCTATTCTGCGTCGGCTTCTTCACCAGCATATCCGCTGACAGTCGGGTCTAAGGCTGGAGGTTCTTTGTTTTCAAAAATGGGAGTTAGCGATCTGTTAATTTTCAAGCAGGACATTGGGCTTAATGGCGTGGCCTCTTGGACGCAAGCCATCCAGAAGAACAGGGACCGAAATACTGCGCCAACGACATGGAGGAGTAATATACAGGCCGCTGCAACAATGCGCCTGAGAGATATTGTGGCTGGCACAAATGTATCATTGGCCGTCAGCAACGGCGTGGTGGTGATTCAATAACTTGGTATGATTATGAGACTCTTCGCTTTGTTATTTTTCACACTAGCGCAAGCCGTCCAGGCGCAAACGAACTACCTCGTGCCGCGGGGCGACGGCCAAAGCGGCCTTGGCCGAGAAACGAATGCTTGGGGTTACGCTAACGTGAAGACGGGGCGGTTTGATCAGATAGAACTTAGCGGAAATCTTATCGCATTGGGTTTGTCGAACTATTTCGGTAAACTCTACGGCGACGGATCAGGATTGTCCGGTGTGCAGACAGTACAGACCAACATCAGTTATCTGGCGGTAACGAACGCGCCTTGGCAAATAGGAGCCGCAAACTTGACCAACTGGGCGAGCCTTTCTACCAACGTTTTGAGCGACAAAGCTACAACTAATGCCTCAGACCTCACCACTGGTACCCTGGCAGATGCTCGGTTGTCAACGAATGTGCCATTGCTTTCTGTATCCAGAGAGCTTACGAATCAGGTGAATACGACGGGGAGCGTGACGTCGAGCGGTTTCTACGGCAACGGCGCTGGATTGACAAATGTCACAGGAGTTACATCCGGCGCGCTCACCAACAACGAAACGCGGGCCGTGACGTTTGCGGGCAGCGTGACAGCGAGTAATTACTTTGGGAAAGGTGCGGGTCTGTCCAATGTGTGGGTTTGGGATCATGTCAACTACTACACAGCCAGCAATACTCCAACAACACTAAGTGGAGGCGGCAAATTGTATGGCTTTGCTGGAGATACCAAGTCGGCGGATATCAACTTTGTTATGCAACACGATACCACAGGGGGCGAGACCAATGTGATGAGTGGTATAACCGTGTCCAGCGTCATGGACGGACAGGCGGATTCTTGGGACATGGGATCCTATTATGTGAATGGGCTGTGGTCTTCGGCTTTGGTGCATTCCAGCACGAATGGCGTTACGTTTTCGGTGGACAATGAAGGCAACACTCTACTTGGAGGCAGCCTCATCGGACTGGGCCAGTCTAACTATCTTAGCGGCAATCTCACCGTGGCCGGGACAAACACGGTGGATACAGTCGAGACGACGGAATTGATTATCTCCAACCACTGGAATGCAGCCTTGGCCACGAACATCCAGCCCTCTGGAATTGTTGGCGGAACGAACAGTGGAAACATCATTTGGAATGGCAGCAACGCTTTCACCGGACCTGTATACCTCGTGTCCACGAACATCGTTGGTGCGAGTACGCAAGCATGGGCTGGCCCAACGAACAGCATTGCCCTGGGGAACGGCTACACGCCGCTCTACTTTTACTCGCTAACAAACCACTGCTCCGTCACAAATCTGACTGGCTTGGCCTCTGCTGGCGAGTGGACAGCTTCGATGCTTCTGACAAATGGCACTGACAGCAACATCACGTTCCGCGTCGAAGTGGCGGGGATTCGCGTCCTCGGCGGAATGACGAATACCGCAATCACTATTCCCGCCGGACTGACATGCGACGTGGCGTTCGCATCGCAAACGAACGGAATAAACTGCAAACGAGCGGTGGCCATCTTGAGTAACAACTGACCATGCAACGGCTCATTTTCGTTTCTGCTTTCTGCTTTCTGCTTTCTGCTTTTGGGCAGAGCTTCACGCGCACGACGGCGTTTCAAGGGTCGGCGGTGAAGAAGACAACCGGAGTTACCGCTCCAACGCCGGATATTTTGTGGTGGAAGATGACCGAAGGGGCGGGAACGGAGTTGACCAATGTGGTGGGCGTACGGGGGTTTATTGACGCTGACTGGGTAACGGGACCGAGTGGAAGCGGTTATGCCCTGGAGTTTAACGGGAGTTCTGACGACGCAAGGACATCAACAGCGGGAAGCACACCCAGCAATCTCACTTTCGGGACCAACATTATCACAATCGTTTTCCGGGCTTGGTTCGACGCGACCAATGTTGACCAGAGCATCTACGAACACAATAGTTCAATGTGGTCTGGGACTTCGAGGGTGAATGTGTACATTGCCGGTGAAGATGGTGCGCTTGTGGCGGCTGTGCGAGGAACATCTGGCGCATACTATCTTATGGAAGCGATTACTGCTCCGAACACAGGAGCGTGGAATCACTTCGTGGTGGTGGCAGACAACTCTTCAACTCGTGGAAACTTCAAGTTCTACGTCAATGCTGTTGAGAAGACCGACGAGGAATGGAAAGCTAACAAGGATACGGCTGCTGAGTATGCAGCGAATCCTGTGTATGTCGGCGCTCGAAATGGAGGAGCAAGTCTGTGGTTCGACGGAAAACTCGCCGGGCTGGCTGTTTATTCCGGCGAACTGTCGCAGGCGCAAATCACTGCGCTTTACAACTCGTATTACCTGGAGGGCTTGTGAAGATTATCCTGTTCATTGCTGCGCTTGGAATGGTGCTTGGCAGCCACGCCGCGACCAATCAGGTCGCCTGCACTGACGCGGCCATTCGTGCGGCCATTGCTGCGGTGGCTGAGGGTGATGTGGTTGAAATTCTTCCCGGCAGTTGCACGATCACCAACCAGATCACGTCACCGCTCTACAAGTCGTTTTGGCTGCGTGGCTCCGGCACGAATCAAACCACGATCACGTCCGGCAATTTCAAATATACGTTCTTATTTCAGAACTCGGAAACGAACGTCATCACCGTTTCAGACATGACGTGCATCGGCAGTTCCGGGAACAACGGGGGATTCTTCAGCTATGGTCATACGCACTATTACAACCTGCACCTGACCACTCCGTATCGCGGTATCACGACGAGTAAAGGTCTGGTTGAACGCTGTGTTTTTGTGAACACCGGCGTGTCGGCGCAGCCGATTGATTTCGAGGGAGGGGATTACACCAGTTGGGCAAGCGAAGTTATCCCATTTGGCACGACCAATGCAGCCTACGCGGAGAACTGCGTGTTCTATGCGAACGGCTATCCGGGCAACGGCTTCTTCGACGCTTACAATGGAGCATCGCTGGTCTTTCGCCACAATTTTTGTGATGGTTACACTCCGAGCGGAGTGCATGGTTACGACTCCGGAGACACGTCCGCCCGATCATGGGAGATTTACAACAATGTTTTTACCAACTGCGGCGGCGGGCCGTGGGTGTTGGGGTTTCGCGGAGGCAGCGGCGTGCTTTTCTCTAACACTGTGTACGCAACCACGGCAGGATTTGCGCAATTGAAGTACTACAGATCGTGCCCGCCCGCGCACCTTTACGTTGGAGTGCCACTACCTCGCGGTGTGCCGGGATATGCCTTCACCATCAACTACACAAACTATGATTGGGGGACGACTGGGTTGGGTTTGTCGTTTGACGGCAATCCAACCAACTGGTCGAGCTTCACGGTTGGCTTCACAACCTACCGCTACACAAACAACGTGCCGGATGGAGGGAGCATCTCGGGGTATGGCGGAGGCTACATCCGTATTGGTTCTTCGGTTGCGGAGACCATCACCAACACGTTCAACGCCATCAATCTGGGTCCGGGAGCCGGAACGGCGTACTCAAGCGGAACCACTATCGGGCACGATTTCATCGCTATCGGGATGACGGATACCGATTTGATCCTGACCAATGCCCTGGATAGCAACACCGATCAATACGGCTGGCCTGCCAATCAGCAGCCTGGTGTCATATCGTCCTACGCGCTGACTGGAACGAACTTTTCTAACAATCAAACGTTGTGGCCTTGCTATTTCTGGAGTAACACCGTCAATGGTGCTGCTGTGGATGTTGGTTTGGCGGACAACACGGAGCAGTGCAGTTACTACATCACCAACCTGGTGAAGGCTGGCCGAGATTATTTCAACGCGAGGATTCCCGAGCCGAGCCATTACACCCCATTAGTATATCCGCATCCGCTGGCATACAGAGACCGCACCGTGACAACGAAGCGCGTCCGCGCTACCACTTTGCGCGTAGGAATTCTGAGATGAAAGGACAACTATGAACACTGAACCGCTAAAAGTTACACTGTATCCCCCGACATACGCTTACACACAAGCCGTCAACTCGCTTGGGAAACCATTGGCACTTGATCCAAATAATCCGGTTCGCGGCGCGAGTCGGATTGACAAGGTCGTGTGGAGCGTGGACCCGCTAGGAGTGGTTGGTTTCGTCACAAACCCGATTAACCCTGCCGAGGTGTGCTTGACCCCTATCCAACCCGGGACTTGCGAGTTGCGGGTGTCAGGTGTGTGCGGCTTCCTCAAGAGCAGCGAGACGTTTCCGCTTGAAGGCAAGCGCACGCTGATTGTGGAAACTGCCGACGAACCAGCAGCACTGGACATCGTAAAGAGGTAACACATGAGCCACGACGATGTGAGGACTCAAGTAGCGGTTATCACAACAACCGTTGGAGCGCACCACGAGCAGTTGGCCGAAGTGCGAGCGCGGTTGAAGGGGATTGAGTCAGCACAGCACGAAACGAATAACCGGCTCTCGATGATGAAGCTGTGCCCATCGCCGGGGACATGTGTGCCGCTGCAAGTAGCCGTGGAAGCGCACGACAAGCGGTTGCGCTCGCTGGAGGATACGAGGTTGGAGGCGCGGGCCAGCGGACGAGTGATTGCAGCTTTGCTGGTGGGTAGTGGGGCCATCAGTAGTTTGATTGGTATTGCTATCTCGAAACTATGGCCATGAACGAACCTCAACTTATTCAACGCCCGTCGCTGGTGGCTCTGCTGGTCGCGGCTGGAGTGCCGACCAAGGCCATCAGTTGCCCGGACTTCATGTATTCGCTGCCGTCTGTGGAGTGGCTGACAGGGGAGTTCACGGACTGGTGCATCTCCAGTATGGCCAAGCTCGATCTGACGTACGAGGAAGATGGTTGGGACTGTGAGAACATGGGCGAGTGGGTGTCCATGTGGGCCAAGGGCGCACACCGGAGAACCAAAAGCCAAAAAACCTCGTTGGCTGTGGGCTGGTTGGATTATGCGGTTCTCGGTGGCGAGTGGCCAGAGGGACACAACATCACGATTGCAGTTCTGCGAGAAACCCCCGACCGGCTGCGGTTCTTTGATCTTCAGTTGCGGATGGAGGAAATACACCCAACTCCGCAGGAGCTATTGCTATGTACCGATATGCGTATGTGATTCTGCTGGCCATCGTCTTGGCCGGCTGTGCAACAACCCAGAGCGACGTGACGATCACGCCGCCGCCACCTGTGAGGTATTGAAATGACCAACACAATAACAGGACTCGAAACATTCTATCGCTGGAACGATGCGTTGATGGGTGCGCCCGTGGGGGTGCTTGTGCTGATCGTCTGCATCGCGCTGGGATACGCGCTCAAGCTGCTCCCATTCGTGGATAACAAGTGGATTCCCGGAGCGGTGTTGCTTGCGGGAATGGCGTGTTTCCCGCTGCTTTCCGAACGTCCGCCAGGCGAACTACTGCGGGTGTGGCTAACCAAAATGATCGTGCTCGGCCTGGTTGCCGCCTGCGCAGCGTGGTTCATCCATAATCAATTTCTGAAACGCATCGAGCAAAAACTCGGCTGGTTTCAGCAAGAAGGAGATACGACACCATGACAATAGCCAAACGCAACCTACGCATTACGTTCATTTATAGCGCGTGCGCCTACCTGATTCTGCGATGGGTTTGCGGATGCTCGTGCTTCGCTTACCAACATACTAACGGCGTTCAGAAGTCCGACTGCATTGTCACCAATGTATTCGAGTGGTATAATGGGGAGGGGTGCGAAATTTGTGTGATGCTCAGTAAAAGTCCGGGAATTGCCACCCACCGCCCGTTGCACGCCGGCAGCCAGTATCAACCCGCGACCGAACGCTGGCAGGCGAGTAACGTCGTTCGCAGAGTGACAATCACCGTGCAAGACGCCGGGCCGCGAGTGTTCACCTACGAAGTGCCAATTAGCAGCCACACTAACCACTGGAAACTTGAAAACGAATGGAGAAAACAACCATGAAAACAATCGCACTACTCGCCGTCGTGGCCCTCTGCGGCTGCGCACACTTCACAACCAAACAAACGGACGTACGAAATGGAGAGACAACCACGATCACAACGAAAGTCACGGGCTGGACGTTCTTTGATTCAAAGTCGCAACTCGCGAACTTCAAGGCGAGCCAGACAGAAAAGACCCAGGGCGCAAGCGTCGGAAGTCTGACGCAGGAGAGCAGCGGGACGAACACCGTGGCCGCGCTAAACGCCATTGCCGAGATACTGAAAGTGGTGAAGTAGTGTGTTCCATTAACTGGAACCGTCATGAAATATCTTGCAATCCAGAACTTTAAGTACGGCCTAGATAGCCGCAAAGACGAACTGACCTCCCAGCCAGGGACGTTACAGACGCTAGAGAATGCGTTCGTGAACCAAGGTGGGGAGGTTGAAAAGAGAGAAGCGTTTGAAGCGTTTGCAGATGTGAGTGTGCTGGACAGCAATGAGAACCAGGGGACGTTTGGGCTGCAAGAGGTGTCGACTGGGTTACTGGTGTTTGGGTCAGCGTATACGGATGGAGTGACCGAGCCGTATATCACAGCGCCGACGGGTGTGACGTACCAGCAGCTTGTGCATCCAGAGGTAGTGCAGGGTGTGACGTATGACGATACACGTCACCGCATAACAGCGGTGACGTGTAGTGCACAGTTCGGCGACAAGGCGTGGGTGGTGGCGACGTACACGAGTGGGGATAGCTACGTGTTTTACGATGGTAGTCCGGTGATGCAGTTCGTGAATGGTGAGGTACTAGTCGGGCTGACATCGAATGTGGAACTTGCTGCGCAGCTTGCAGGGCAACTGACAGACTTGACTGGCTGGCAAGTTACGTTGGTTAATAACTACGTTGAATTAAAGTCACCAACAAACATCTCGTTTGCGCTCACTCAGAGTGTAACAACTGACGATGGTACGCTTGTGGTGTCGCAGATTGACGACGGGCAGAGTGCCTCCGCAGGGGAGTCGGCAACGGCGACGTTTATCGTCACGTCAAGTACAGCAGACTCGACATTCTTGGTTGAAGGACCAGATTCTCTTGGTGGGTATGTTCGGTTGCACTCGGCTGAGACCGTTGCTGGCCTTGCAGATGTAGGTGATACCGCGTCTGCTATCGCACTTGCGATTAACACGCACACAACCGGTTATACTGCGGAGGCAGATGGCGACACGCTTGTGGTGAGTGCCCCGATAGCGTATGGTACGTTGGTTGGTTTGTTGGTTGTGACTGTCGGTGGCAGTGGCGGAGCGGTTGCTAGTGTAGCTCCTTCTGCGTTTTCGGTTGCGTTGAGTGAGGCTGCGTTGAGTACGACAGATACTGTCTTAAGCAGTTATTATAAAGAGATAGTTAGTCCCACTGTAACAGTGTTGTTAACTGCACCGACAGGTGTAGTAACGAAAGTGTGGGAGACAAGTGATGCAAGCATCATAATCAACGGACAAGGCACGGCAACGGCTTCGTTTAGTAAGTCGTTGAGGGTGGATAGATCTGTGTCATTTCAGATTCGATGTAAGTGCACTGATACACCAGTTAATGTTGTTTACACAAATTGGATTAACGTTGTCCTAACCTACGGAACTCCCTAATGTCTACCTTTGCGTTTAGTGGTGGTTTTGGACCAACGACTGGTTATGGCCAGTTTACTCGTGTGACCTTTGATGGCACTTGGGAGGCGGGAGACCAATGGACGTTGCTGCTTGCAGCGGGAGATGACGAATATACGTTCGGCTTTGGAGACGTAACTGGTTTAGTGCCTACCTTTGCAAGGACGTTAAAGAACAAGCTCAACTTTGTTGTTGGAAGTCGGTGGGCTTTTTCGGCGTCGGCGGTGCCGACACAGTTCGAGCAGCAGAATACCGGAGCGGGGTATGTCATTTCGACGAACCAGGTTGCAGCGACAGAAAACCTTGTGGCGGTCGCGCCGTATCAGGGTCGGCTCGCGTTGATAGCGAGGAATACGACGCAGATTTGGACTATCGCAGCAGCGCCTAGTAGCTATGTACAAGATCAGATTCTTAATGGGATAGGGACGTATGCACCGTTGAGTGTGCAGCAGATCGGGGACTTGGACATATTCATGTTACATGATAGCGGGGTGCGGAGTGTGCGGGTGCGAGATAGTAGTAACAATGCGTACGTCGTCGACATCGGCTCAGCGGTTGATGGACTTGTGACCGCGAAGGCGACTGGGAGTAATCCTGTGCTGAAGGAGAATGCGTGTGCGGCGTTCGTGCCGAATAAGAGTCAGTATCTGTTATTTCTGAAAGACACGATCTACGTGCTGTCCTACTTCCCGCAAGCGAAGGTTGTGGCGTGGAGTACGTTTCTGCCATCGACGGTGGACGGGTCGGTGACGTTTGAAAAGTTTGTGGTTCTGGACGGAGCGGTTTACGTCAGGGCAACGAACAACAAGATTTACAAGATCAACGGATACGATGCAGCGCAGGTGACGATGACACTCCCGTGGATGGACGCAGGTAAGCCGGGGACCGGGAAGCAGTACTTTTCTTTAGATGTGGTTATTCAGGGGACGTGGACGGTTTACTTCAGCGTGGATTTTGAAGGTGACGTCTACACAGAAGTAGGCACTGTGACGTCTTCAACACTTGCGCGTCGACGCCTGATGGTTAATGGTGTTGGAACACATTTTTCAGTGAAGTTGGTTAGCACCTCGGCACTAGCCGCAAAAGTTGCGTCGGTGATAGTTTACTACAACGAAGTCGAACGATGAATCTTATGGAGAAGTTTATGCGAGTGCGCCGTGTCCGACAGGAGGACATGGAGACGCTGACGAAGAGAGCGGCTGAAGATAACCATGTGGTGCTGAAGCCGACACACGTGATGGAGCAAGACGGAGAGATTGTGGGGTATTTGTCTGTCGGTGCTGTGCCGTTGGTGCTTGCGTGGACAGATAGTAAAAAGGTCAAGGCACCTGCGTCGGTTAATGCACTATGTTTCGTTGAAGATGTGCTTCAGGCTGTGGGTGCTGATTGCGTTTGTGTGCCGTGTTGGGAGTCATCGCCATTCTTTACCTACATGCCGAAGTTCGGCTACCAGCAGACAATAACAACAACACTGTTCGTGAAAAAACTTGAAAGGTGATTTATGGGTTGTGGTTCTAGCGGTACAGGATCTTACGCACGCGCGCAAGAGCAACAGAGACAGGCGGACATAGCGGCGGGAATGCAAGGGATAGATAGTACCTTTGCCAAGTTCACGCCTGAGTTTTACAATCAGAGGGCAGACGCGTATAAGTCGTATGCTATGCCGGTGCTGGGGAGTGAGGCAAAGGCGATGCAGGATAGGCTGGCGTTTAGCCTGGCTGATAAAGGTCTGCTTCAGTCGAGTGCAGCAAATCAGGCTGTTGAGGGTCTAGACAAGAACATTGCACGGCAGCAACGTGGGATAGTTGACACCGCTGCAAGTGAGGCGCAGAACTTACGGCGTGAAGTCGAGGACCAGAGAAGTGCGTTAGTGAGTCAACTAAATGCGAGTGCTGATCCGTCACAGGCGTCACAACAGGCCCTTCGTGCAGCGGCCACCATTACTATGCCAAGCGCCTTTCAGCCAGTTGGTGGGTTTCTAGAGGACTGGGCGAGGATACATTTAGCAAATCAGTTAGGACAGCAGCAACAGCAGAACGGACGAACCTATGGCTTCGGTAACTATTTGACACAGTCACCAGTAACGGTAAGAGGTTAATATGTTTTGGCTACCACTAATACTAGCGGCTATCGGGACGGGCCTACAAGTCGCTGGCCAGCAGCAGGCGAAGAACGCAGCAGAGAGCGCGACTAAGGCGGAGTTGGCACGGCAGGAGGCGTTGCGGAAGAAGTCGAGAGGGGAGTTTGCGGCGTCGTTGAAGGCAGGAGGACGTGATGAGGCAGACACTCAAATCCAACAGGGGCAGCAGACAAGGCAGGCAGACTATAACCGAGCAGAGGCGGTGCCGCTAGGCTCTAGTGTTGCGTCGACCTTACAGACAACACCACAGACCGCTGTCGGCGAAGCCGGACAGAAGGCGGCGAAAGGGTTGGCGAGTCAGCAGAGGGCACAGTTCACCGGCCTTAGCGACTGGCAGTTGCAGCAAGCAATCAAAAACGCGAGAGCAGCACAGATGCAGTCGATATATGGAAATATGGCAGCAGGGAGTGCGAATGTGCTGCCGCTTGAGTTACAGGATGCGAGTCATAAAGGAGATACGTTAGGTGGTATAGGTAAGTTGCTTGGGGCTGCTGGGATGGTTACTGGAATAGGTTCTGCTTTAGGTGGTGGTGTATCCGCTTCTGCTGCTCCAGTAGGGACTACATTTAATTCTGCTGGTACGGCCTTCGCGCCTGGTGTTAATCCTTATGGTGTAATGTTCCCTTGATAAGTTTATGCCTTACATACGCACAGTCAATCCGTGGCTTGCAGCCGCAGATACGTCAAACAATCTAGGTGCTATCTATGCACAAGCGTTACAGCAGAAAGCTGCCCTTGCACAGAGAGATAGAGAGTTCATGCAGCAGTCGATGATGGAACAGCAAAGACTAGGGTTGCAGAGGGAGCAGTTGGGGCAGACGGGAGAGTATCAAAAGTCGATGCTGGACCAGCACATAGCGGATAGGGCGGCGCGTGCTACACAGCAGGCAGAAGCTAACAAAAGGGCTGATGCACAGCTTGAGATGTTAAAAGAGTTGAATAAGTCAAGAGGGATGTACTATACAGCGCAGGCTGCTGCGGAAGGTGCACCGAAGCCATTAGCACCGCTGACACCTACGGCAGGAAACGAACTTGGGTCGTCGGTGCCAACGATGCTGAACCAAGGAAAGTATCAGGTTCCAGCGGACGAAAATAACCATCGGCCAGTGTTGCTGCCTGGACAGTCGTTATTGCAGAGGGATGCACAGTTTGGGCAAGCGGTTGCGAATCAGTCGCTTCCGGTGGGGACGGCACTTGCGTTAAGACAGTCGATCTTTAACCCGCAAGTTGTACCAGAGACGACTAATCAAGTTAGTACGATAGGTAAGTGGAATCCGTTTGTAGAGAACAAGCAAGTGACGAATCAGGTTCCATCTGGTCGCTTTATGCTTGAGGCTGGGGCGATACCACCGGAGACGTTACGCAGTATGGGTAGTGCTGCGACGAACTTTATGCAGAATGTGCCTGCGGCGCAACAGTCTGTGCAGACTAAGAGCGGACCTGCTCCTGGGACAGTTATGAAAGGCTATCGGTTCCTGGGTGGTGATCCGGCAGATAAAAACAACTGGGAAAAAGTTCCATGAGCGCACCTTGGGAAGACTTTGCTACGACGGCTCCTTGGGAGGATTTCAAGGCGGTTGGTTCCACGAAATGGAACGCACTAGAGGCTGGCCTTGATGCTGGAGTTAAGGTAGGCCAGTGGGGACAGTTCGCTGCGAACATGGCGACGATGGGGGCAAACCTTGACCAAGTGCCGGAGGCTCCTAATGCGTTTCAACGGCTAAAGCAACAACCTTTCTTAGGGCCGTTGGTTGGCTATAGCCCGATGGCGCAGATGACTGGTAAAGTGTTTGGTCCAGCACTTGATAAAGTTGGACAAGTAGGAGTAGACATGGTTAACTATTTTGGTGACGTGCTACGGAAAGGCACTGCACCAGTAGCTTCACCAGAGTTGACACCTGAAACGTTTGTTGGACCACCGCAGCAGACGATAACGCAGCCAGATGTCGGCGTGCTTAAGTTGATCGACGAAGCGTTGCTTGCCGAGACGTATAAGAAGTTGAGACAGAATCCTTCGTTGTTGAACACGGCGTTGGAGACTGGACTAGGCGCAGTGGAAGAGACTGCTAGAACAGCAGAGGGACTTACGTCGCCGAAGATGCTGTTGCAGTCTGCGTTGTTGCCACTGAAAGTTGGACCAATTAAGCCTGTACCTGTAGCTTTTGGTGGGTCGATTGCAGAGGCGTTGCCTGAAATGGTTGATAGGTTAGCTAGTGCAAAGACGCCGCAAGAGGTTGGCGGTGGCGCTGCTGGGCTGGCACTTGGTGGGTTGATGTCAAGGGGTGCGTTGAAGCATGGTTTAGCCGACATGCCAGAAGCACCGTTGCCTAAAGGCCCTGGGATTATACCGACGTTGACAGATGTCAAGCGTGCGGTTGAGGGGTCGACTCAGTTCATGCCGACAGAAGGAAGGAATATAGATAAGTCGTTGCTAATAGGGCCTAAACAACCGAAGCCGTTGAAGCCGTTGGAACAGCCGTTACGGCGAGAAGAGCCGTTGGTGCAAGAAGCATCTGCTGTTGGACCGACACCAGAACGCCTTGCTAATGAAGGTGGACAGATTAGCTTCCGTGGTGGTGAGCCGTTGCCTACAGCTAGGCAGGCACAAATACCATTAGAGCAACTATTTAGTGAGCAACTTGCAGCACGCCTAGCAGAAGAGGAACGTGCGAAGCAGCCTGCGGCGTTGGATGACTTACTGTCTTTGAGAGAAACGTTAACTAAGCAGCAGATCGTACCAACGAAGAAGTCGACTCCAGTGAAGAGTGCTTACGAAGCAGCGCAGCAGTGGGCACAAGATACGATTAAGAGACGTGGTGGAGTGCAGAGTGTGGACCCAGAGATACTTGCGGCACACATTGTGAAGGCAGGTGCGGGACTGGTCCGGCAAGCCGGAAAGTTAGGTAGGGACGGGTGGCTGCGCGCAACAGACCCAAGTATCAGAGGGTCTGTGTTTGTTGGGGATGACGGCATCCTGTTAAACAACGTCGAGAATCCGCAGGCTGGGACAGGTGCGGGGACGAAGTTTATACAAGGAGTGATGCGGCTAGCAGACGAGACGAAGCTACCTCTACGCCTAGTGCCAGAGGCACTTGACCCGACTAAGCAAGAAGGACTTGAAGGGTTCTATGAGAAGCTTGGCTTTACAAAAGGGCAGGAGGGTGAGTTTTTGTACGAGCCGGGGAAGAAAGCAGTACAGTATAACGATCAAGGACAAGCGTTAAACCGTACGACTGGAAAGTATACCATTGCGTCTAAAGACAAGCCAGCTAAGTTTGTCTCTGATAAAGGTGAGATTGCAATAGTTACTAAAACACCTGCTCCTGGTGTTTACGATAAGGACCAACATCAGATCACAGGTAATTGGAGAGTGTCTTACTTTAAGGACGGAGAGGTTGTTATAGGTCATTCAGAACACAAAAGCTGGGTTGACGCTATGGCTGAGGTTGGTAATGTTGGGACTATGTCTTCGCTTAGCAATAGAAAGTGGACTGAGACAGCGTGGAAAGAAACGACCTTAGAGAAAGGTGGTGAGCCAAACGCCAGGACGGAAGTGCAAGGGACGAAAGAAGAAGTAGCTTTACAAAAGGAAGCACCGCGTG